TGAAAAGCATCCCCAGTCCACTGGGCATCCCGTTTGGAGAGATGGCATCCAACGCCCTCCGTAACGCACGCCGCCCCAAGGCGCCGAGCTTGAAGGAGCAGGCGTTGGAAGACCTTGATAGTTTGATCGCTGATCTCGCTAATCACGGCATGGGGTTCAAAGCAACGAACATCCGACGCGCCCTTGAACAACTCTCTGACGAACAATGACCTACACTCCCTTTCTCACTCGCTCCCAACGTGCCATTGCTCGCATGGTGCAGGACTCTGGCTATTCTTTGTCAAGCTATTCTCGTGATGATCGCGCTGCTGCTCGCTCTAAGCTTCTGGCCCTTGTTCATAAAGCCCCTCAGTATGCCCCAGCAAGTCAACCAAATAAGCGCACAAAAGCTTTCTTTCTAACGCTTGCTGACAGTATGCAGGACGATATCTGGCGCTTTTTATAATGGCATTAAAGGACAATAGACGCGCATTGTTTGAGCTTGTTAAACAACATGGCTTTGTTCTTCATAGAAAGAATAAGCACTATGTGTTTAAGCATTCTTCTGGCAAGACTCTTGTTTGCAGCACAAGCTGCACTGATTGGCGAGCATTGAAGAATGTAGAGCGAGACATTAAGCGTCTATTGTCCTCATGAAATTTTCCGTTGGTACTATTGTCGATTTATATGACTTTGGCTTTAAACAATGGAGAGGGGAATATATTATTGTCAAAGCTATTCCTGAAACTGGTTTATACAAAATCAAAAACACTAAGACCAACAGTCAGCAATTTGTCAAGGAGAAAGCATTGCGAATGGGCCGCCTTGGCCCTTTCCGCATTGAAAGCCTCCACGCTTTGTAAAGTTTTGTAACAGGCCCTGGAAACAGGGCCTTTCTGCTGTATTCTTCTCTTGCTCGCACCTCTCGCAGCCATGGCCACCATTCCCACTATCCACCTCAACGGCACTTCCAAGACTGATCTTAGAGATGAATACGCCGCTGCTTACGATGCCTTAACCAAGGCCCTAGAAGCTTTTGCTTCTACAACCTGCAACGGAAGGGATTTCTATCCGCAAGGCCCTGATGCTTATTACCAAGCTCGTGATGAGCGCTCTGAAGCTTTTGGTCATCTAGAAGCCGCCCGCAAATATGTGGGTGAAGTGCTGATGGGCATCTGTGATCAAATGTGAAGCTTTGTAACGGGCCCCGCTCAAGGGGCCTCCATGCTGTATTGTTAGCTCATCGGCAGCGATGCCGCCCCTCCTCCCCAAGACCAATGACCTCCTATTCCATCCTCTGCACTAACTCCCGCAATGGCGGCCAGTGCGAGCTTCTCATTGATGCTGCATCTCCTGAGCAGGCTCAGCAGCATGTGACAGATTCCCGCCCTCACTACATCATCAAGACCATCGAGCCAGTAGAGCGTAAGTTCGTCTGCCATGGCTTCTGCCGCAGGAACCAGCGTTATGACGCGCTTGCTTACATCGCTTTCTCCGTTGACCAAGCCCGCTCCGTCTGCCAGCAGCTCCACCCCGATTTTGCCATTGATTCCATTGAGGAAGTGCGGGAAGTGTAAAGCTTTGTAACAAAGGGGCCACCAGGCCCCTTCTGCTGGTATTCTTTGTTCAACGAAGCGCGAGCTTCTCCTTTTCTTCCTCCAATGACCTTTCTCGTTCCTTCTGGTCCTCTGCTGATCAAACATTCTCATGATCAGCTCATTTCTCTCGTGGCCCGTTTCATTGTTGAAGCTAAGCCCGGCGCAGCTCTTGCTCTCCCTGCCCAAGCAGTGCTTTCTAAGAGGGAAGATGGTCGCATCTGCCTTAGCCGTGCAGGAAGCCTGCCCACGCCTCTCCACGAGCCCCTGAGCCACGACATCGTTGCAACTATCGCCCGCTGGGCAAAAGAGGCAGTATGAACGCAATCAACATTATCGCCATCTCAAAGAAAGGCAAATCACGCATTGGCACTAAACTTACTACTGCCATTGTTGAACAGGATCATCACGACAAGCTTTTTGTAGTTTGGCCTGATTTAAATCAATGCAGATGGATACAACGCAACAACGACCCTGATTTCCGCATCGTTGAGGACTGAACCATGTTGACCATTTCCACTTATCAAGACAATGGCCCGTATTTTCCTCCCAGCAAGGGCCGCTACCAAGCGGCCCGGCTCAAAGACCTTCTGTTTCACGTCAGGCTTGCCATGGAGGACCGGGAGGACACTATTGCCATCTTTGACGAAGAAGGCTCCTGCAAGGGCATCTGGAGGCGCGATCTGGAAGGGTATGTGGACAGCGCTGGCGATGCCATCATTGATCATGAAGGCTATGAGCTGATGCGCCCTGATACCAAGGAACAATGGATGTGGAACAGGCTTCAGGAGGCAGTGAAATAATGGGCACTAACTATTACCTTCACGCTCCAAAGTGTTTTCATTGTGGTAAGGAAGAAGAACCTCCTTTGCATCTTGGTAAAAGCTCTTATGGCTGGTGCTTTGGGCTTCACGTGTATCCAGAAGATGGCATCAATAATTGGCAGCAACTATGGAGCCGCATTGATTATTTAACGAAAGATCATGACTATGAAATAAGAGATGAATATGGAGACTTTGTGGATAATGGAAAATTCTTCTCCATTGTCTGGGACAGGAGCGGAAAGCCTGGCAAGCTCTTTGATAAACAATGGTTAAAAGACAACTATGCAGAAATAGGGCCTTATGGTCTCGCCAGGCATGCTTTACTTGCAGGGCATTGCATAGGTCATGGTGAAGGGCCTTTTGATTGCATCATTGGAGACTTTTCATGATCCTCGTTGATTTCTTTTCTGAAGATTGCTGCAAAGGCACAGAACTTGTGGAAGGTTGGTATTTCTATGCCGATGACGATGAAAGTTTCGTAGGAGGTCCGTTTACCAGCGAAGAAGCCGCCCTAAAGGCGGCTTTTGATGGTCATGGTTGGTAGGATCCGGCTGGCTTTGTATTGGACCCGGCTAGAAATGCATCAAGACCCGGCTAGGGTCGTATCAAGGGTCCGGCTAGCGGCGTATCAGGCCCCTGGTCGATTTTTCCCGCGTGGGAATGATAATGAGAATCGTTTTCATTATGCGCCTTGCCGCATATGATCATATAGCGATATGGTGATATGCGCATATGCGCATACAGGCATAGTAGTACAGGCGCACTATAGTACAGGCGTGCTTGTGCCAATCCGGCACTGTCACACGATGGCGGTACGTATCGCGATGGCCTGCCCTGCCGATACGAAACATGATCACGCAGCACCTGCGGTGTGGATCCTGGCGGGCAGCCCTGCTGATCAGTACCATTAGCGTGTGACAATCCGGCCTGCTGTCACACCAGCCCTTTTGTCTGTATCCGTTGCTACATTCTGACCTTTTGTAAGGTTTCGCAGTATTTGCGCAGTTTGCCCCTGGCCGTGCTAACGGCCTCGCCCCTTTGCCCTTGCTTGTGCCAATCGACGGCCTGGCCTGCCCCTTGGTTGACGCAGGGGCCTGCGATGCGGTACGCGCGCATGCGATCATCTCTCTTTTGCTTTGCACGGGCCTGCGGGCAGCGGCCCCTACCATCGCTGGCCACCTAAAGCCCCTAGCTAGTGGTCCACCTTTTGCACTGGCCTAGTTGCCCTGGGCTTTGCCCCTTGTGGCAAGGGAGGATGGGGCCGCGCCAGCGATGGCGCAAGCCCTCTCCAAATTCAGACCGATGCAAGCCCTCTCCATCACCGCCAAACTCGCAGCGCTGTTCGGTGGTTCTCTCCTGACCCTTTTCACCGCCTCGCTGGCCGTGGAGGATCAGCGCCACTTCGTCGCCTGCCGCGCTACCGGCGCAAGCGCTGACGCCTGCCTGCTGCAAATCAGCGGCCGCTGATTCCCTCTCACCCCGTCAACCACAACCACACAAAAGCCATGCCCGCCACCACAAACCCCGCCGGCCCTCTCTCCTATCTGCAGGCCCAGCCCCAGCAGCAACCACAACAGGCCCCGGCCCCCATCGTGCCCGCTGGCCCTGTTGCTCGCAAGACGGCTCCCGCTGCTGTGCCCGCTGACGTGACCAGAATGCTGCAGTATTTCAACTTAAGTATTGACGGTCTGCTAACCGTTGGCGCTTCCAATGCCAAGCTTGCAAAGGGCAAAGCCCTGGCCTGGCCTGTCATTCTTCATCACCTGCCCGCCAAAGCACTGGCCCAGGCCCTGGCCGGCCCCAAAGCCGGCCCCACGGCCCCACGGTCTCGGATCGACGGTCTTGCAGAGCTGGCCCATCGCGCTGGCGTGTTCAGTCGCGCAATGGCTCACAATGGCTGCCCCTGGGCCTCTGCTGGCTGTGCTGCTGGCTGCCTGGCCTGGGCTGGCCATGGTGGCATGTCTACCACTGTGGCCGCTGCCCGTGCCCGCCGTACGCTTGCCATGCTGGCCGATGGCCGCACCTATGCTCGTGCCGTGCTTTGGGCCATCGCACGCGCCTACCGTCAAGCCCAGGCCAAGGGCCTGCCCCTGGCCGTTCGTCTGCGTGGCACAGACGACAGCCCCGTCCACCTTTGGCGCTTTGACGTCAGCGCAGCAGAGGCCCAAAGCCTGGCCCGCCGTTACGGCCTGCCCGTGGCCCCTGGTCAGGGTATGACGCTGCCCGAGGCCCTGGCCCTGGCCCCTGCCGGTAGCGTCCGCTTTTATGAATACAGCAAAGCCCCTGTAACTGGCCCCCACGGCCTGCAGGCCCAGGCCAGTGCTGGCTTTGACACCACAGCCTCGCTGGCTGCTGACAGGCCCCGCGGCATCGATCAGGCCCTGCAGGCCGTGGCCGCTGGGTTCCGCCTGGCCGTACCTGCCAGCTTTGCAAAGGGCCAGACCCTGCCCCCGGCCCTGCTGCTGCAGCCCCGTCAAGGCGGCCCCATCACAATGCTGCGTTGCATTGATGGCGACACTACAGACCATCGATGGGCCGACCCTGCAGGCCCTCACGATGGCTTTGATGGCGTGGCTGTGCTGCTGCGCACTAAGCGCAGCAGGGGCAAAGGGCCAGAGGCAGAGGCCTTTAGCCTGGCCCCCACCGTGGGGGCATGGCAGCCCCTGGCCGGTGGTGGCTTTGCTTGTTTCTCTCTGATGGGAGCCTGATCATGCTGCCCCTACAGCCCCCGCTTTGGCAGGATCGCGAGGCCGAACTGACCGAGTGGCTGGAAGCTCAGGGCCTGCCAGAGGATTGGCAGCCCGACCCTGAAGACCTAGAACCATGGTGGCTGATTGACTAATAGCCCCTTCCATCTCCAGCCCCTAGGCAGCCCCTAGGGGCTTTGCTTTGCTCGCCTGCTCCTACCCTCTCAGCCCTCGCTTTGGCCCTGCTGCTGGCCCATAGGGTGGCCTTTGCTGATGGCCCCTGCTGCTAGGCGGGGGCTTTGCTTTGGTGGCGTAGAGGGATTAACAGTCAATTGCGAGCGCTTAGCACACTTTAGGTCCGTCTGGGGCCTTTGTGTCGAAATGCAAAAGTGTAGCGTATGATACAGACGTGTGGCGCGGTAGCCCGGCTGTTTTTGCTTGCGGGGCGGCGGTATATGCTCCGTGATGTGGCGCAATTTTTCATCTGAAAAATCAAGCAATAAGCATTTATACCTAGTAACTTTCTTGGAGCATCTGTTCTACTTTGTCTGCAACTTTCCTCAGTTCGCCAGGGTAGGCATTGCTTTTAATTGTGTTCGCCCTATTGCTAATAATCCAAACGTTATCAGTTGTGTATCCTTTTGCGGGATCAATGCGATCCAAGGAGGGGCTATTTGGTTTGGCGTGCTTTTTGTTTCCATAAGAATAGTCGAGGTCGATATCAAAGACGGGGCATTTTGCTGGGGCAATGCTTTCCAAGAAATCCAAGGTAATATCAAAAGGCAAATTATTTTTGTTGGCACGTTTTTTTGCTTGGTTGAGCATTGGAATGCATGGATGTTTTTTGAGGCGGCGATTGTATTTGTTTTTGTTATCGCAAGGCTTGCAATAGGATTCTTTGTACTGCTTCCCATTGATACAGGAGGTAAATGACCGAAAAGCATCGATTGGCTTAGTCTGCAGGCAAATTTTGCATTGCTTTTCAGAGGGGAACATAACATACTTTGCGTTTACAAAACTATAACCAACAAAAAGCTAGTTGCCATACGCTGAATCAAGCTCTCGCAGAGAGCGCAGATGAAGCGTCTCTCCTCAATAAGCTTTTCCAATGGAAGCGCCACAAAGGCGCTGAAATGACGCACTAGAAAAAAGCGATAACAAGACCTTGCGCATTCCCTCTCTCGCATTGTTTCTTGACCGAAGGCGCCCCAAGGCGCCGTTCTTGATTAACAATGCATTAACAAAACAAAAAAGGGTTTTCTTGGATGCTACGCACACTATGGGCGGCCCATTACTTAGGAGCTGGACCAGCCTTTCTTGCGCGGGCTTTTGATTTTCGCTGCTTGTCTGAGACCTTCGCCCTTTTGGGGGCTCAGTTGTCTAGAGAACGCAGCTAGTCAAGCCTTTTGATTTCCGCCGCTTATATAGAACGTTCGCCTTTGGGGCTCACTGGCCTAGAAGCGCGGCTGATCATGCCTGCACTGGCTTGCGGAGCGCTTAGTAAATTTAAGCGAGGCTCCGCTTACGGCTATCGTATCTAGTGGCGTGGCTTAAATGTGGTTTTTTTCGTATCATGGTGATACAAAAGCCTAAAAATCTTCACAATTTCTTAAGAATTCAGACAGTGGATGACGGTTTGCTGAAGAATGTATTAAATAATGCATGCACAGTTTGCAATAAGAACTAGCGTGGTAAAACTACGGACTATTGCCATGTTTGGTTTGCCAGAACGCCAGCCATTTAACTATGGCCCTTACAAACTATGGCCTTGTTTCAGCAAGCCAGAGTTTCAATGGTTTAGTGCCGTTGATGGTGAGCCGCATTACTTTCGTACCTTGAACGAAGCGAAGCTTTTTATTAAAGACCGTCTCTCCATGGAAGATGCCGAGAATCTTTGCGACTAATGACTGAAGAAGAAATGAAAGCTTTTGTCTATCGTTCCATCCGTGAGCATGAGCTACGAGTGGCACTATGGTCGGGCCTGCTTGGCATTGCATTGATGGCGGGCACTTGGCACGCCATTTGGTTATGTCGTCTTCCTTAAGAAAGCCCTTGGAAAAGAGCGTTTACGCTAGCCTTCCTTAGTTGATCGTCGGGGGGCAGCGCCCCCTTTTGTTGTCTCATGAGTCTGAAAGAAAAAGCAAAGTGTGAGCCAATTGCACGCACTGGCAGGGTGCAAGACTGGCTAGATAATTCTGAAAGCCGTTTGCCCGTGAGCTGCACGGTTTTCAACGTAGAAGATTCAATGGAAGGCGAAGATGGCATTGAAGCATCTTGGCGGTTTGTTAGCCACGGCTTGCGCAATGGTGCGGGCGTCGCTATTCATCTTTCTTCTCTCCGTGAAAGGAATGCTGAAAATGGCAAGGGCTTGGTGGCAAGCGGACCAGTAAGTTTTGGTAAAATTTATTCCACGCTTAATGAAATTTTGCGTAGGGGTGGTGTTTATAAAAATGGTGCTGTAGTTTTGCATCTTGATTATGATCATCCTGATGCATTGGAATTTATTAATGCTTCGCGCAGTGAACTGCCTTGGGTGAAGCGTTGCATCAATGTGGATGAGAAGTTTATTGAAAATAGTTCTCAAGAATTTATTGCTGCATTGTTGAAGGGAATTGGTAATGGTGACATCTGGCTAAACAAGATTCGTTTTAATGCAAAAGGAGAGCGCATTCGGGCAAATGTCTGCCTCGAAGTTTATCTTCCGCATCGTGGCACTTGTTTGCTGCAGCACGTAAATCTTGGCGCCTGTAATTTTGATAATTTGCAAGGCGCCTTTATTGAAGGCATGCAGCAACTTGTTGATCTCCATCCAAATACTGGCGTGGGTGACACTGGTGAATATCTTTCCCCTTCCATTGATAAACAAATTGGCCTGGGTGTACTTGGCCTGGCTAATTTTCTTGCCATCCATGGCATTAGCTATGAAGATTTTGGCTATGCATTGAATGCATTTCTGGCCGAGGATCCTCGTGTATGGTTTGAGCAGTGGAAAGAGACTGTAGCTGGCGAAGCAGTATGGCAATTAGACCAAGGCATTCAAAAAGCGGCTGAAATTGCCCGTGAGCATGGCATGGAGCGTGCTTTCTGTATTGCTCCCACTGCATCGTGCTCCTATCGCTATTTAGACACTCGCGGCTTTACCACTGCCCCTGAAATTGCTCCTCCCATTGGCCGCATTGTTGACAGGGATTCTGGCACTTTTGGCGTGGAAACGTTTGACTATGGTGATGTGGAAATTGCTGCTGAAGTGGGCTGGGCTAACTACAAGTGCGTTGCTGATGGCATTGTTTCGCTTTATCAACGCACTGGCCTCTTCCATGGTTATTCATTTAATTCGTGGAGCGATATGGTCATTTACGACGAAGCATTCCTTCGCGATTGGCTAGAATCTTCTCAGACGAGCCTCTATTACAGCCTGCAAGTCCTGCCTGATACTCAGCGCAAGGATGATGCATACGCTGCATTGGATGACGATTTTAAGAGCATGTTTGGCTTAGACGAAGAGTCTGAAGCTGATGGATCTTCTGCGTCTTGCAATTTAGAGGCTGGCTTTTGCGCTGCCTGCGCCGAATAAAAAAGAAGGGGGCCTAGAGCCCCCTTTCTCCTCACACACCTGCACGATACTACGACCATGAACGCTGTCAAGAGCCCCTATCTGTCCATGATCGCCAAGAAGCGTCCTTGGCAAGCGGTGCCTGTTAGCAAGGGCAAGCTTAAGGAAGGTGGCGAGGACACGATTTACAACCTGCTGGCTCTGCGTCATTTGGAGCTACCTGTGAAGGATTTTCTGCAGCAGGGACTGGAGCGTGATCTTCCTGCTACGCCTGGCGTGGTTGAAGCGTTGCGTCATAACCAGGACGATGAGCAACGGCATGACGAGGCGCTGAACTACGTGACGGCTGCCCATGGCACCAATGAGAAGGCTGAGAAGGAAGTGGCGAACATCCTTAAGGCCTGGCAGGAGCATCCCGCCCATCCCATTTTGAAAGCTGCCATTTTGGAGCGGAGCATTTTCTTTGTTGCATTGCCATTTTTCCGTTTTAACGGAGATATTGGCATTCGCACTGTGGCTGCTGATATTAGCCGGGATGAAATTACGCACGTAGGTGTGCATAGTCTTGTTGCGAAGGAGCTTGGCGAAACT